TCCGCAGAATTTTGCAGCATACAGACAAGCAGAACTTGATAATAATAGAATTAGTACATTCACAGGAATGGCAGCTATACCGTATATCTCAAACAGATTTGCACTCAAACGTTTCTTAGGATTGAGCGACGAAGAGATTGCTGAGAACGAACGTTTATGGCAAGAAGAAAATGATGAAAATCTAACAGACTTAGTGACAGATGACATGGCAGGTGAAATGCGTGGTGCTGGACTAAGTGGAGCAGACCTTGCAGGCGACTTAGGCGGATTAGAAGACGACCTTGGCGGCGACTTAGGTGGTATTGATGGTGGCGATGCCGAAGGCGTTGATACAAATACAGAAACAGATTTAGGCGGCGGAGATATTGGTGGCGACCAAACGGCGCAAACGATATAAATACATTATGATACTTAGAGAACTATATTATTTTAACAAAGAAACAATGGAACCGGAAGAAGACGAAACATTTGATTCTTCTGAAGATAAAAGTGTGATCAAAGTTGATGATGCACGTAAAAGTCGTCTAAGTCTCAAGGATATTAATCGTGCTCGCAGAGCAAGTGATAGTCACCGAGATCAAAAAGCAAAAGATCTAAACTACATTAGACAAATGTACGGATTAGCAGCACAGGCAGCCGCTGGTGGAATTTAATGGCCAGCAAAACAGCGTTTGTATTAGGCAATGGCACTAGCCGCAAAGAAGTAAATCATCACAATTTAAAAAAATACGGTACAGTTTATGGGTGCAATGCACTATTTAGAGAGTATGCTCCTGATCATTTAGTATGTGTTGATACCAAGATGGTGACTGAGATAAGCACTGCACAGTATCAAACCAAGCATAATGTTTGGAGTAATAGAAATAAACTAACCGAGCGTACACCTGGAATTAATATTATAGATCCAAACAAAGGTTGGAGCAGTGGACCTACTGCATTATTACTAGCCAGTCAACACGGTCACAGAGCAATATACATATTAGGATTTGATTACAAAGGCTTGGGAAAACAAAACGAACTAGTAAACAACATATATGCAGGTACCACTAACTACAAAGGTGTAAACGATAGAGCAACCTATTATGGAAATTGGCAAAGACAAACTATGATGTGTATAAATCAGTTTCCAAAGACTAAATACTACCGAATAACAATATCTGCAAGTGATTATATTCCTGATCATCTTAAAGATTTAACTAATTTATCGCATATCACAGTGGATGATTTTGCGAAAACCTTCCAATAATCATAAAATGGGTCGTTTTGACCCCATTATACACTAATATTTGTAAAAGAGTGTAAATATAATAGACAGCCTTGACAATAAAGGAGAATGACATGACTGATCGCAACAAGTTTGAAGAAATGCTTGAGCGTCTTGTAAACGAAGACAAAGAAGGTGCAGAAGCACTGTTCCACGAAATTGTAGTGGAAAAATCAAGAGATATTTATGAAGGTCTACTTGAAGACGAAGAAGTAGAAGAAACAACTGATGAAGAAGTTGATGAAGCTACTGACGAAGAAGTAGATGAATCAGAAGAAGACCTAGACGAGTCAGATGACGAAGATCTAGACGAAGCTGACGAAGAGTTAGACGAAGCAGACGAAGAAGTTGACGAAAACTTTTTTGACGTAGCAGAAGCTGACCCAGTAGACGACATGATGGGTGACATCGAAGAGCCAGCAATGGGCGGTGACATGGACATGGAACCAGAAATGGGCGACGATGACATGGGCATGGGCGACGAAGACGGAGACGTTGAAGATCGTGTAGCAGACCTAGAAGACGAACTCGAATCACTAAAAGCAGAATTCGAAGCAATGATGGGCGACGAAGAAGGCGAAGGTGAAGACGACGGTGAAGATGCAGGCGATATGGACATGGAAATGCCAATGGACATGGATGCAGAAGCTGGCGACGACGAAGACGAAATGGAAGCGTTTGAAGCAACTGACGAAGAAGCAGCAGAAGAAGTTGAAGAATCAGCTAAATCAGCAACAGAAATCATGCGTGAATACACTGACAAAGTGTCAGCAACAATGGGCGACAACGGCGCAAACGCCAAGTCAACTGTAGCTGGTAAGAACGATATGGGCGGAACAACTGCTAACATCGCAAAAGGCGATACAGAAGCAGGCGTAGAAGCTAACAAAGGCAACCTTAAAGGTTCTGCTCTAAGTGATCAGAATGCTAAGGACATGAATACCAAGAACGTTAACGTTCCTGGTGCAAAAGGTGCAACCAAAATGGCAAGCACCAAAGGCCACGGCGCTGAGAAAAAAGGCGCAGGTGAGACTGCTGACAAAGGTGCAGGAAGCCCATTAAACGGCGCACCTAAGAGAGCAAAGTAAGGACTGAAGAATGAAACTACTAGCTGAACATCTAAGCTTCGATGCTGCTAAAATGGTTGTTGAGTCTGCCAACGATGGTAAGGACCTTTATATGAAGGGAATTATGATCCAAGGCGGAGTACGCAACGCTAACCAGCGTGTATATCCCGTTAATGAAATTGGCAGGGCTGTCACCACACTCAGCGAACAGATTAGTGGCGGCTACTCAGTGTTAGGCGAAGTAGATCATCCAGATGGACTTAATATCAACCTAGACCGTGTATCTCACATGATAAGTGAATGTTGGATGGACGGAGCAAATGGTTATGGTAAACTAAAAATACTACCAACTCCGATGGGACAACTAGTTAAAACAATGCTTGAAAGCGGCGTTAAACTAGGAGTTTCATCGAGGGGTAGTGGCAACGTAAGCGAAAGCGGTAATGGTGAAGTTTCAGATTTTGAAATTATTACTGTAGACGTTGTGGCGCAACCAAGTGCGCCAGGCGCATACCCAACACCGATATACGAACATCTTATGAATAGCAGAGGCGGTTATAGGGCGTTCCAAACATCAAGGGAAGTACAAGGCGATAAACAGGCACAAAAATACTTAAAAGAGAGCTTATTAGATGTAATAAGCAAACTCCGCTAACTAGGAGAGGATATAAAATGTTAGATGCACTAAAATCACTCTTTGAAAATTCAGCACTATCAGAAGAAGTGCGCTCAGAACTAGAAGAAGCATGGAACGCAAAAATTAAAGAAAACCGTTTGCAAGCGACTGCGGAATTACGTGAAGAATTTGCTAAAAAGTATGAACATGATAAGTCAACAATGGTGGAAGCCATTGATGCTATGATGACAGAAAAACTTAGCGAAGAAATTGCAGAATTCCAAGAAGATCGTAAGCAGTTATCTGAAGCAAAAGCAAAATTTGCTATTGCACAGCGTAAAAATGCCAATCTAATGAAATCATTTGTTAGTGAACAACTAGCAGTTGAAATCAAAGAATTACATTCCGATCAAAAAGCAATGGCTGACAAGTTCGTTGCTCTAGAAGAGTTTGTAGTAGAGTCACTTGCTAAAGAATTAGCAGAATTTTACGAAGACAAAAAAGATCTTGCCGAAACAAAAGTACGTTTAGTACGTGAAGGCAAAGCTCACGTCAATAAAGTCAAAAGAGACTTTGTTGAAAAAAGTGCAAAATTGGTATCGGAAACAGTTGCTAAAGGTCTCAAAAAAGAGATTGCAGCACTTAAAGAAGATATTGATCAAGCACGAGAAAATGATTTTGGTCGTAAATTATTCGAGGCATTTGCAAACGAATATAGTCACTCATATCTAAACGAGAAGAGTGAAACTTCTAAGTTAATGAAAGTTGTTGGTACTAAAGACAAACAACTAGCAGAAGCTAAAGAAGCAGCGGCTAAAGCAATTAAACTTGCAGAAGCACAATCACATCAAAATAAATTGATGAACGAAAGTGTAAAACGCAAAGACACAATTAACGGAATGATTGCGCCACTAAGCAAAGATCACCGTGAAATTATGATAGACTTACTGGAATCAGTTCAAACTGCAAAACTACGTTCTGCGTTTGACAAGTACCTACCGGCAGTTATTGACGGCAATACTCCAGCGAAGAAGAAGGCAGTACTAGCAGAGGCAACAGAAGTAACAGGCAACAGAACCCAAACAAATGACATCAAAGCAGACGCAGACCACAATGTGGTTGATCTAAAACGTCTTGCAGGATTATAATAAGGAGAAACCAATGTCAGAACTATTAGAAAGTCGCTGGCACGATACAAAAAGCGCACTTCTTGAAGGCCTTCAAGGCAATAAGAAAGCAGTAATGGCTTCAACGCTAGAAAATACCCGTAGGTATTTGGCTGAAACTGCAACTGCTGGTGCTACATCTGCCGGTAACATCGCCACCCTAAACCGCGTCATCCTACCAGTGATCAGACGTGTTATGCCAACCGTTATTGCTAACGAGTTAGTTGGTGTACAACCAATGACTGGTCCAGTTGGTCAGATTCACACTCTACGTGTTCGCTATAGCGATACAGCGGGTACAGGTGCATCAGGCGCAACAGCTGGTGAAGAAGCACTATCACCATTTAAAATTGCCGAAGCATATTCAGGTAATACAACTAGTGCAAAAGCTGACTCTACAGCAGCACTTGAAGGTGAAGCTGGAAACAGACTAAGCATTCAAATCTTGAAGCAAACTGTTGAAGCGAAAACTCGTAAGTTGAGTGCTCGTTGGACATTTGAATCTGCTCAAGATGCTCAGTCACAACACGGTATTGACGTAGAAGCAGAAATTATGGCTGCTCTTGCTCAAGAAATTACTGCTGAAATCGACCAAGAAGTACTATCAAGTCTAAGTAGCTTGGCTGGTACAGGTACAGATACATATGACCAAGCAGCAGTATCAGGTACAGCAACATTTGTTGGTGACGAACATGCAGCACTTGCAGTTCTAATCAACCGTGCTGCAAACCGCATTGCACAACGTACACGTAGAGGCGCAGGAAACTGGGCTGTTGTATCACCAGCTGTATTAACAATTCTACAGTCTGCTACAACTTCAGCATTTGCACGTACTACAGAAGGTACATTTGAAGCACCAACAAACACAAAAATGGTTGGTACATTAAACAACGCAATGAAAATCTACGTAAACACATATGCATCAGATGATGATGTATTAGTTGGATACAAAGGTACTAGTGAATCAGACGCAGCAGCGTTCTATTGCCCATACATCCCACTAATGAGTTCAGGTGTTGTCCTAGATCCAGGCACATTCGAGCCAACAGTTTCGTTCATGACACGTTATGGATATGTTGAGCTATCGAATACTGCTTCGTCGCTAGGCAATGCAGCTGATTACTTAGAAGAAGTACAAGTTACAACTGGCAACCTAAGCTTCACATAAGTTAATTTAACAATTAACAAAATAGGCCCTACGGGGCCTATTTTTATGATAACTAATTGTATGGATATTAGTGTAGAAAAAACTCCTAAACAAAAATTAAGTCAATACGCAATTGATACTGCTTCGAGTGTAAGCATTACTCATTTGCCTAAAACTGATCTTAGCATTGTTAAGGACGCAGCTATTAGATTAAATGACCAAGCAGGTGCTGCTAAGGCAGTTGCACATATTGGCGCACGTAATTTACAAAGTGAAAGTGAATTACACGAAAACTGTATTGCAATGCGTAAAGCAGGAGTTGATAAAGTTTTGATTATAGGCGGCAGCACATATCAAGGTAAAGTTTATCAAACAGCATACGATGTTAAAACGCATATTGAAGATTACGGTTTTGATATGTATTGCGGAGTATATCCCCAAAGTGAAGAGTATGCAGTAGCAGAACACACAAAGTATATGCACTTCAAAGGTGGAATAAGTCAATTGTGTCTAAACCCTAGATTACTTAATACTTGGGAAAGGAAAACACGAGTTGGCGTAGCTACTAATTGTACATTAGAAGGACTTTGGAAATATGCTAAACTCTGCGGACTAACTGATAGCATATCTTATGCTGTTGGTAATTTACGTGGATTAAGTTATCTAACCTCAAAAGGATTTAATACTGTAAAGTTTGTTAATGATCTAAGAGACATGCCTGTACATTTATATAACTTTGGAAAGTTAGATCAAACACTGTTGCAATTGGAGATGAAATAATGATAGTACAAGGACAAGTTTTTAAATTTGTTGGGATTATGGGCTTAATACGTCCAGACGAAATGGGACAAAATAGAGTTGACGTTTTGTTTAAAAAGCGAGAATACAATCTTAAAATTGGAGACAGAGTTGAATTCGAACCAGTATTAAAAAATGGCAGAAAACATGCAGAAAATCTAAAAAAAGTAGAAAAAATTGGTTGACTTCTACTTGATAGTTTGTTATATTAAGTACATAAGCTAGACGACGGTTTAGATTAGATAGTGCAAGGAACGGTGTTGCGTAGTGACACAACTTGGCTAGTAGCTGTAGTGGCAACATATGATTGTAGAGATACAAAGATATGTTTTTGGAAGTAACTATCCGATACTAGGCTCCTCCGAAATTGGCATGAGCTACTAGGAGGTTGTTGGTAATCATTAAGTCCAACCTATCACCCTTATTATTAAAAGGTCTACCCACTAATGCGGTAGGCCTTTTTTTGTGAACATTTACCCATTTTATTCTTTTAGATAAATACTAGTGTCAGATAGTGTGCCGCAAGGCGGACTTATGCTGTACCCGCAGCGTAGCTCATAGAACGGGCATAGGACTACTTTTTATAGGAGAAAAAAATGGGAAGACCACTTAATAAGAGATTGTTTGCTGATGCCACAACTGGCCCAGGAGCAGGCGACGAAATCAAAGTTAACTTTCATAACGGTACAGCCGTTAAAGAAGGATTTATTGTAAAGCAAAAAGGTTCAAAAACTTTTGTATGCTCAGAAACAGGAGCAGCTGATACTGTACACACTTGTGTACTAACAACTGGTAAATTACCAGCAGCACTAACAGCAGGTGAAATGGCTATTTCATTCAAAATGGACGACGAAGAAACATACACAGTAAGTAAAATTGCTGGACGTAAAGTTACTTTATCAGCACCAAGTGGTACAGGCACAAATTTGTATGACGGCAAAAGTGTAGCATGGAACTTTAGTACATCACTAGTAGACGGCGCAGCACAAGTTGAAGAAGCTGGTGCAGATGACGTTGATAACTTAGATGACGACGATTTCACTGAAGACGCATAAGGACTAGCTAAATGGCCGAACGTTTTAATCGCTTAGGAGTAGACAAGTATACAATACAAATCAACGAAGACGGTGAGATTGTATTTGATACAGGTACTAACGGTAAAGTAAAAATTACTGGAGACTTAGATGTCTTTGGGGAAACTACTACTATTGAATCTACAGAAGTTGCAATTGCTGACAAAACATTTACAATTAATAAAAATGAAACTGTTGGCGGTATTAGTGACTTATTAGATGGATACGATCGTTCGGCCGGTTTAATTATCGGCAGAGGCGGTGCAGCAATTGATGCAAGAATCTTCTTTGATGAAGATTTAAACGGAATTGATTCCGGAGGTGTAGACCCAGGAGCATTCTTTATT